GGGATGTGTTACCTTAAGAACAGGCGTTCCGGGTTTTCTTTCATGGCCTCAGGAGAGGTGGTTAACTTGGCAACCATATCAAGTGACAGTAGGTATGGTATATTATCCAAGTCCGGGCCTGACGCGAAGAGTATGTTCACAGATAAGGTGGTACCCATATCAGTTAATTACCCCTTCTTTTTCAAGCCGACCCAAGACGGAATGGACCGTCCAAAGACCGAGCTTGCCTACCGTGTCCCCGCAACCAAGTACACCCGTCGTAAACTTACCGCCGCCACCACCGATGAAACATTACAGGACGAATTACAGGGACTTGACACCACCATCGATTGGAAGAACACCGGTGATAACTCCTACGACGGTGAGAAACTCAAACTCCTCGTACATGACGAGTCCGGTAAGTGGGAGAAGCCGAACAACATCCTTAACAACTGGAGGGTCACGAAGACCACGTTAAGGTTAGGTAGTAGAATAGTTGGTAAATGCATGATGGGCTCAACATCAAACGCGTTAGACAAAGGAGGTGATAACTTTAAAAAATTATACTATGACTCAGATGTTACCAAAAGAAACCGCAATGGACAGACTCGCTCAGGATTATATTCTTTGTTCATACCTATGGAATGGAACTACGAAGGATACATTGATTCTTATGGAATACCTGTATTCCAAAATCCAAGAGAGAAAACTTTTGGACCATATGGAGATGAAATTAAAGACGGAGTAATTGATTATTGGAATAACGAAGTTGATGGATTAAAAGATGATCAAGACGCTTTAAATGAATTTTATAGACAGTTTCCAAGAACAGAGCAACATGCTTTTAGAGATGAAACAAAACAAAGTCTATTTAATTTAACAAAAATATATGAGCAAGTAGATTACAACGAAGAAGTTAAAATGTCTGGCCTTGTAACTCAAGGTAGTTTTCAGTGGCGTAATGGTATAAAAGATACATCAGTAGAGTTTATGCCTAATAAAAACGGTAGGTTTAAAATAAGCTGGATACCTGAAGTTAATATGCAGAACAGAATAATAGTTAAAAACGGTGTTAAGTTTCCTGGTAACGAACACGTTGGCGCTTTTGGTTGTGATAGTTATGATATATCAGGAACTGTTGATAGACTTGGTTCAAATGGTGCTTTACATGGTGTTACTAAATTTAGCATGGAAAATGCACCACCTAACAGAATATTTTTAGAATATGTAGCAAGACCACAAACAGCTGAAATATTTTTTGAAGATGTATTAATGGCTTGCGTATTTTATGGTATGCCAATACTTGCTGAAAATAACAAACCTCGACTTTTATATTATTTAAAACGTAGAGGTTACAGGGGTTATTCAATGAATAGACCTGATAAAGTTTGGAATAAATTATCAGTTACAGAAAAAGAAATAGGTGGTATACCAAACTCTAGTGAAGATATTAAACAAGCGCACGCTGCTGCTATAGAAAGTTATATTGAAAATTACGTAGGACAACTAGGCGATAGCTATGGTGATATGTATTTTCAAAGAACATTAGAAGACTGGGCTAAATTTGATATAAACAATAGAACTAAGTTTGACGCGTCAATAAGTTCTGGATTAGCTTTGATGGCTTGCAATAAAAACCTTTATAAACCAATACAAGAAAGAAAAATAAAATCAATTAATCTTGGTATTAAAAAATATGATAACCAAGGAGTGAGATCTCAAATAATTTAAAGATGATTAAAAAAGGTATTAAAACCTCTTTCCCTAGCCAAGCTGTTAGTGATGAAGAAAAAATGAGCGCTGAATATGGCGCTAAAGTTGGTTCGGCTATTGAGCATGAGTGGTTTAGTAATAACGAAAACTCAAATAGGTATTCAACTTTTAAAGAATCTTTTCACGCGCTAAGACTATACGCAAGAGGTGAACAGTCAATTAAAAAATATAAAGATGAGTTATCTATAAACGGTGATTTATCATATCTTAATTTAGACTGGAAACCTGTACCTATTATACCTAAGTTTGTAGATATAGTTGTAAACGGTATGGCTGATAGATCATATGATATTAAAGCATACTCACAAGATCCAGCTGCTATAAAAGAAAGAACTGATTATGTTTCAAAAATAGTTTCAGATATGGAAGCTAAAGCATATAACGATCAAATGGCTCAGCAATTTGGTGCTGATATATATGAAACAGATCAAGAAACGTTACCTCAAACTACTGAAGAGTTACAACTTCATATGCAGCTTGATTACAAACAAAGTATTGAGATAGCTGAAGAAGAAGCTATTAATAGTGTTTTTGATGCTAATAAATACGAGTATTTATCTAAACGAGTAAATCATGATTTAGTAACTTTAGGTATAGGTGCTGTAAAAAATTCATTTAATAAATCAGAAGGTATTAAAATAGAATATGTAGATCCAGCTGATTTAGTTTATTCTTATACTGATTCACCTTATTTTGATGATATATATTATGTTGGTGAAGTAAAAGATGTTTATGCTAACGAACTTAAAAAACAATTTCCTGAATTAACTGATGAAGAAATAGAACAATATAGAACAAGCTCTGCTTCATATGGTAAAAATACAGTTGTAAATAAAAAAGGAGATGATAATAACTCTATAAGTGTTTTATATTTCGAATATAAAACTTACATGAGTGAAGTTTATAAAGTAAAGAATACAGCTACAGGTGGTCAAAGAGCTATTAAAAAAGATAGTGGTTTTAATCCTCCTAAAAACGAAGACTTTGAAAAAGTAGAAAGAGTTATTGAGGTTATATATGAAGGTGCTAAAATATTAGGTAGCGGTTCAGATAAGATTTTAAAATGGGAGTTAAAGAAAAATATGATAAGACCTAAAGCTGATACTACAAAAGCTGTTATGAGTTACAGCATGTGTGCTCCACGCATGTATGAAGGTCGTATTGAAAGTTTAGTAAGTCGTATAACTGGTTTTGCAGATATGATACAGCTTACACATTTAAAGCTTCAACAAGTAATGTCTAAAATGGTACCAGATGGTGTTTATTTAGATGCTGATGCTTTAGCTGAAATAGATTTAGGTAATGGTACTAATTATAATCCACAAGAAGCTTTAAATATGTATTTTCAAACTGGTTCTGTTATTGGTAGATCAATGACGCAAGATGGAGATATGAACAGAGGTATAAGACCAGTTACTGAAATAAATTCTAGCACTAAGGGTGGTAAAATACAAAGTTTAATACAAACTTATAATTACTACTTGCAAATGATGAGAGATGTAACAGGTTTAAATGAAGCAAGAGATGGTAGTATGCCTGATAAAGACGCTTTAGTTGGTATACAAAAAATGGCTGCGGCTAATAGTAATACTGCCACAAGACATATATTACAAAGTAGTTTATATATAACGCTTTCAACTGCAGAGTGCATAGCTATGAGAATATCTGATGTTATAGAATACTCACCAACAAAAGAATCATTTATTAAATCATTAGGTAAGTTTAATGTTGGTACATTAGAAGAAATGGCTAGCTTGCATTTACATGATTTTGGTATATTTTTAGAACTAGCTCCTGACGAAGAAGAAAAAGCTAGATTAGAAAACAATATACAAATGGCTTTACAGCAAAATAGTATAAACTTAGAAGATGCTATTGACATACGTGAAGTTAGAAATATAAAGTTAGCTAATCAGTTATTAAAAATAAGAAGAAAAGCTAAACAAGTTTTAGATCAACAACAAGCTCAGCAAAATATACAAGCTCAAGCCGAAGCTAATGCAGCTGCAGCTGAAAGAGCTACAGCCGCTGAAATGCAAAAACAACAAGCTTTAAATGAAAGTAAAGCTCAAATGGAACAAGTTAAAGCTCAGCTTGAAATGCAAAAATTAGAAAGAGAGGCGCAACTTAAAAAAGAATTAATGCAAATTGAGTTTGAAATGAATATGCAATTGAAGCAAGCTGAAGCTGATGTTTTAAAACAAAGAGAAAAACAAAAAGAAGATCGTAAAGACGAAAGAACTAAGATACAAGCAACTCAACAAAGTGAGATGATTGATCAAAGGAAAAAAGATACAGGACCAAAAAATTTTGAATCAGCTGGATTTGATAATTTAGGAGGTTTTGGACTAGAGCAATTTGAGCCTAGATAATTAACAATTATATAA